AATTAAAAGCGTGATTAGCAATCTTTGTAGTTAATGTTGATTTACCAACACCAGTGGGTGCTAATATTACACCAATTTCCCCCTTCGCTAAACCACCTTTCAAAAGATTGTCAATACCCGGTATCCCCATTGGGATTGGGTGTCTATAATCATCCGCCAATACTTCATCTAAGTCTTGAAACACATCCCCTGTTCCTCTATCCACGTTTCCAACCTGTAAAGCTTCTCTAACCATTTCTTCCAAAGTGTCGTAGTTTTCAAACTCACCGTGGTCAATGATTTTTTTAGCTTTATCCATAACCTTTTGAAGTTCTTGTTGTTTACAAAACTTCAAAGCTTTTTCCTGAACAAATTGAGTTCCCTCTTCGGTAACATTTTGTATATCAGAAATAGTGTCAAGAGTTATCTTTAATAATAACTCCTGACTAATTTCACTCTTAGCTTTTTGTTGAATTGTCTCAAAACTAGGACTGTGTTCAAACTTTGAATAGTATTCTTTTACCATCTGAACAAATAATCTGAAGTATTTGTTTTCAAAATAGTTAGGTTCAATCACCTCAATAATTGAGTGTGAAAAGTCCTTATCAACTATCATTTGGTTAAGAAGTTGTAATTGGAAGGTCTCTCCCAAATAGTCAAAATTTTTGTCAGCCATATTATGTTTGTTTTTTGAATAAATATCAACGAGCTAGCTGATAACCCATGTATTCGTGTGTTAAATTTCTAGATGACAACACGTCAGTAAGACCAAAAAGGATACCTTTTAGGAACGGGCGTATGTCTACGGTGTATCTCACCTTAGGTGGATAAAGTTTAGCATCAAATGAATAATGACACATTGTCGTATCACCATTTTTGATATAGATGTTAAACGACTCAGGTCCATCAGTGAATGATGTATTCAATACCTCAGGGTCTTCACTAATCTGATATTGATTGTCCAACATGTAGTTTACGGTTTTCATTTTGAAATTTTCTTTCAATTCTGAAATGAAACCATCCATCAAATCAATCAAATCGGCTGAGTTGTGAGCCTTTGGGTTATACCCCTTAACGTTAAAAAAACGTTGTACGATAAAATTGTTATTTACCGTCATCAAGAATTCCAGTTTGGTAATGTCTTGTTCTTTCATAATTTATTTTATTTTTTGTTTGTTTTTGTTTTTTCTTTTCTTGTTAACTTCATAAACGGTTGGATAAAGTATGTCCACGCATCATCACCTTTTGGTAGGTATTTGAACAACCCGTCCTCAACCATATACTTAATTAAGTTTTTGTAACTTCTACCTTCGATATCCAATTTTTCAGTAACAATTGATTGTATTTCTTCTTTGTCTTCATCTCTCAATAAAGGATTAGATAAGTCCACAATCTGTTCATTAACTTGGAAAAATTCTTGTTCAAAGATGCCTGATTTTGTTTTACCTGTTAAAAGATTCTTTAGAGTTTGATTGTCTTTTTGTTCTTTTAACAAATCTTCAGCTCTTGTTAAAATATCGTTATAAGAAACTTCTTTTTCAAGTATCTCAGGAAAAAATTTAACTAAAGTTTTTTCACCTAAAAGATAGATACCTTCAATATTATCTGACTTATCACCAGTTAATATCTTCAATGTTTTTACGTTATAGTGTGGGAACTCAAAGTTATCAAATTTAATCTTATCCCCGTGTTTAAACGTAGCTTTAACTGATGGTGAGTATATGGATACATTTTCAGAAATAAGTTGTGTTAAGTCTCTGTCTGATGAAAAAATTAATTTATCTTCATTTTCAGATACTTGACAATAATAAGCAATTAAATCATCGGCTTCTCTACCACTAATCTCTAATTGTCTTATATAGACTTCTTCCAAATATTGTTTGATACGATTTTTTTGTTTTAGATAGGACATAAAGATAGCGTCCTCCATAACCAATCGTCGGTTTTGTTTGTATTTGGGGTAAAGAATTCCACGTAAACTCGTAGAATCTTCACCATCCCAAAATACTACTACCTTGTCAAAGTTTTGTTCATTTATAAATTTACGTAAAGTATTCATAAAATGATACAAAGCTCCGATGTGTTCTCCATTGTGAAAGTAATCCTTTACACCATGAAACCCAATCTTCATCAGATTATTTCCGTCAACAAGTAGTGTTTTCTTCACGAACTAAAATTAAAATTGTTCGTTTTCGTTTGCAAAAGTTTCTTCAGTCTCATCAAGGATTAACTCCCCTGTCCCTGAAAGAATTGCGTTCCAATATTGTGAATACTCTTTTTTGTATTTTTCAAGAGCATCTTTATCGTCAGCAATATATCCTTGTGGTGTTGCAATAATCTTACCATCTTTATATCCTAATCCGTTGATATGGTTCTTTAGGACAGAAATTTTGGTTCTGATAGCGTAAGATACTGTTCTACCATTTTTAGTTGCGGTAATGTGATTAATACCAGCGTTTTTCTGATTACCAAACAAGAATACAAGAGCCGATGCTAACCAAAGAGCTTCACCGCCTTTTGCTTTAATTGTTGGTTGTCCAAATGGATTGTCAGGTAATTCAACCCACGGTTGATTAACTACCACCAGTGTATTTGTATATGGATAATCTTCTTTACGAGATTTAGTAATACGAGCTTGGATACCCATACCAATCTTATCGGCCAATACTGATGCATTATGTTGTTTTCCACCTTTACCATCAAAGGTCATCTTGCAAGGAACTGAACCAACTGAATCCCAAAGAAAACAAAGAGAGTAAGGAATGTTACCTTTTTCTTGTTCGTCTAATAATTCATTAATATAATCTGTAACCTGTTCAATGTAATCGAAATTATCATTAAAGATAAACTGTCCGTCCCACTCACCGTCAACCATCTCAGCCTTAAGACCAAGTTCTACTGCGTGGTTCCAACTCCATTTTTTCTCGGTGATAATGAAAACAGGCAAATGCCCCTTCTGCTGAGTAGACACAGCGGCTTTGACAAGCGCGGTCGTTTTTGAAGAGTTCGAGTGACCCAAGAACATGTTGATGTTACCCAAAGCAGGACCAGGTAAACCGCAACTATTATGGAAAGCTTCACCGACCTCATAAAAGTCTGTTTCTTTATATTTTGTCTTGGTTGAATATTTGTCTTTGATTGCATCTAATGAAAATTCTTTTTTCTTTATTGCCATAAATGTCTATGATTTAAATTGTTTGTTGTTTAAAAATAGCAAAGGTTGGACACATTGTGTATGTTAGTGTCCAACCTTTTATAAATTAGAATGGTAAATCACCATCTGGTTCGGCTTCTGCCTGTGGGTCAACATATGACCCACCGATAGTACCTTCGTCAGATGAACTATCACCATAAACGTATTTACCTAAATCAGATGACCATCTTGGGGTTTCTCCACGAGCAATTGCTTCCAAATACTCAACAGGTTTTTTAGAGTAAACATCAGCCCAAGTAAGTGGGTCTTCAGTCCAATCCTTAGCCGTCGCAGCATCTGCGTGAACAGGTGATGGGTCGTCATGCATAACTGTTTGAATAACAGTATAAGTCGCACCTTTTGGTGTCTTAGCCTTTGTCAATTCTATGATAAGGTCACGACCATTAACAGGGTCAGTGATATCACCTTTAGCTTTCCAAATCGGAATGATTTTATCAAGGATACCTTCGTTCTTGTAATTGTGTTTAAAACGCCAGAACTTAACTCCGTCCGCTTCGTTATCACGGTCAATTACTTTAACAATGTAAAATTTACGTGGCTTATACGCCTTTGCAAGTTCTTTATCAGACTCTTTTCCTGTTGACATTAATTCATCATGAATTTCAGTCAAAGGTGAACGCTCGTTGTCGTTCTTTCCTGGGTCATAGATTTTATTCCACTTACCCTCAACTTGTACTTCGTGGTACCATACTTCTTTGAAAGGTGAAGACCCATCAGGTGTAGGTAGAATACGAAGACGTTTCTGTCCTGAGTTCTCATTTTGCATCAAGATTGCCGCAAAATATTTTTTCATTCTGTCTTCTTGAGACATTTTGTTTGCGGAGTTACCTCCACTTTTCGCTTTTTCATACTGAGCGAGTACAGCATCTAAGGAATTTGTCGCCATTTTTTGTGTATAATTTATTAGTTAATATTCAAGTATAAGTGTGTCAGCCGTGATAGTCAAATTTGAAATTTAGAATTTCAAAGGTTTGTAACCATTCTCTTCCCCAAAATCATTAAAAGTTGTTTTAATTTCCGAAGGTGTAAAACTTTCAACTTCATCTGTAGTTAAAATATATTCATTTTTTCCTGATTTTTCCATATCTTGTTCTTTATCAACAAAGAAATCAGATAGTTTTTGATTGAATGGTCCTGAGTCTAAACTTCTTAATTCAAGTTTTTCTTGTGGAGTTTTTTCTCTGTATTTTTCAATTTTTGATTCAATGTCATTTAACTTTGTAAAAATACCTTCCATATCACTTAATTTACTTTCTAAATTAGAAAGTTGGTTAAATAAATTGTTAAAATATTCTTCTTGTTTTGTTTCAATGTTTTGTTGTGATTTTACTAAATCAGTAATTTCTAATTCTTCAGTACCTGTTTCATCAGAACCATCATCACCAACTTTTTCAACATCAGGGTCGTTTTCAATATCAACAGGTTCCGTAGTCGAAGGTGTTGTTGTTTCCGTTCCCATTTCAGGTGATGGTGGTAATGCTCCGGCATCAGGTGACGGGGGTGTTGCCAATGGGTCTTCACCAGTTACAGGTGGTAATCCTGTTTCTTGTTCTGTAATATAATTATTAATTTTATTATATTTTCTTAACTCTTCTATAATTGTCTGTGATATTGCCATTTTAACCGTTTAATAATTGTTTGAAACCTTGTGTTGTTTCTACGTTTATTTTTTTATTAGTATAAAGAGTATTGTTAACTCTTTCAATCAATCCATCTTTCATTCTAATTGTGTAACAATCACCTGTATCTAAATCACAAACTTCTTTAAAACCATTACCCTTATCTGTTTCCGTGATTCTAGTACTTTTTCCAAGATATCTGTCTAAAATTTCTTTAGTGCTCATAGTTGTTTTTTATTATAAATATATCTTTATTATAAAGATGACAATCTTGTGTCAAAATAGTTTTTAATCTTATCTTGTAATTTATTTAGTTCTGTTTCGTTAGTTTCCTTAAAAGCGTTGTAATCAAGATTTGTAGTATATGGGAAATATTTTAAATAACATTTAGCAAATTGTATCGAATATTCTGTAGAATCTACAAAATTTATCACTTCATTTTTAAATAATCTCCCAAATCTTGAATTTACTAACCTAATACTTTTCTCAATTGTGTCAAATACAAAATAAGGTTGACTAACACCATTTATTTCTAAACAAATATATTTTTTATCTGAAATATATTGTTTGTTTGAACCACCAAGAATACTTTCAGTTGCGGGTATATTTGCCAAATTATTATTATACAATTTTATACCATTACCATTATCATCATTTTCTAAAAGGATTAAAGTATATATTAATTTTCGTATTTCAACATCTGTAATATATTGAATTACAAGGTCTTTGATTTCAAAATAAGTAAATGTTACTGTAGTTGAATCAATTTTTACAAACTCACTAAATGTTGTACCGCTAGGTTCACAATTAGCAGTTGACGGGTTAGCCTGATTATCAATATTATTAATAGCAATCGCTGAAATTTCACTTTGTGTCCTATTAGGTAATGGATTGGTAGTATTCTGAGATGTTTTAGTTTGTTCAATAATATTTTTTAAAAGTTCTCTTTTAATTGTTTGTAACAGTTGGTCAACTGTAGGTAATGTAAATACACTCATTCTTGTACCTGTAAAACTTGTATCAAAATTACCAATTCCTATTGTATGTGAAACGCTTGTAATTAAGTATGTCCCACCAAATAATGGCATATTTCTTAATACAAAATACATTGTTGGTTGTATCATAACATTACCAAATGTATTAACCGACGCTTCATAACTTCTTAATTTATACAAATTATATAATGAAACGTTTTGGGTCGATGTTTGAGTACCATTTGCCAAATTAGCCATTTCAAATTCTCTTTGTAATGATTCACTTGTTGGTTTACCTAAATCTTGGGAAACTGTAATATTTTTAAATACACTTTGATTTTGAAGTCCAAAATCAACCGCAAATCCTACCACTTTATTCGATAAACCATAATCTTTCTTATCAGTTAATTTATCAACTAATGGTTGTTGCGCAGCTCGTTTTAAATCAAACCCATCATTATTATAACCATTTGCAGTATCTGGGTTTTCAAGTTGTTTAGACGCTTGGTCAACATACATACAAACAAATTTTGTTTTTGTTGATTGATAATCAACAGTATTAAAAATACCAAAAAGCGAATCTGCAAAACTAACAGAACCAACTGATGTTGGGGTTGCGTCAGGACTAGGGTCATTAACACCATAAAAATTAATATACCCAGGAATTACAAATGGTTGGAAATGATGGTCTAATACTATAGAATTAATAACATCAAATAAATTTGATTGTACATTTTTTAAATAATTTTTAACTTTAAAGACATCAACATAAATTTTGTCCCCAATATTTCTATTTGCCCTATCAACAAATAAAAAATCTTCAAATAAAGTTTCTGAATTATAATTAGTTCCCGCAATCCAAGTATCATTAATCGCTTTAAATTTTTCATACTTTTCAACTTTTGATTGTAATCCGTCAATAGGAGCTGGGTCAGAACTATAAGGATTAATTTTTTGTAATGTTGGTAAACCTTTTGATAATTCTATAAATGTTTGATTAAATAAACTTGAAAGTTCACTACTAAACGTAAATATAATTGAATCCACTATGTTTCTGAAACTATTTTTTGTGAAAGGTCCTGCTTTATAATTTTCTAATTTTTTAGTCGCAAAAACTTTAATTACATTTTGATAATAAATAATGTTACTACTTGTAAACTCAATATTCATTGTTGGGAAAAAATCCGTTATAAATGAACCATTATCACTATAAACTAATTCAGGTATAGTTGAAAAACCAATATATGTTTCTAATGTTTTCCAAGCTTCAGGGTATAATAATTGTGAATCCTCGAATGTTGTGGTTCCCCCTGATGTCGGTAATGACCCGTTAATATACCCCCCAAGTGGTATCGTATTTAATAACGGATTTGACGAAACGCTACTAAAAATTCTTTTATCGTATTTTTTAGGATTACCTACTGAAATTAATTTATTATAACTAATATGTTGAAGTAAAATATCAGGTAGTTGAGTCATTTGATTGTTTCGTATTACATGAAGCTTTTCAAGGGTTAAAGCGTCAGGTGTCGAATCAGTAGTAAGTATACTTTTAATTACATTATAAAATTTTTCTTTTTCAATATCTTTTTCTTGTGATTTAGAGTAATTCAAGAAAATATTTTCAATAGTATCTAATTCATCTTTTGAAAAAACTGAAAATATTTCTTCAATTGAAGAGTATTCGTCCTCACCAAATAACTCAAATGGTGTTTGTGTATCTGTTGACTCTGTGTATATTTTTTTCAAATATTTGTCAGGGGGATTAATAGTAAATTGTGTAGTATCAAAATACCCATAATTAGGCCCACCCCACAATAATCTGACACTACCATTATACATACTTGTGTTGTCAACTAATGAATTTCGGGTATATCCACTTCCTGAAGAATTATCAATCATCTCAATAATTAATTGATTACTTGTTGATGCGGGTGTAGTGTCGTATAAACCAAACGATGGGGTTAAAACATATTTATTGGCCTGAATATCTTTTACTAACACACTTATAGTGTTTATTCTAACGTTTTTTGTATTACCAGGTGTTGTAATAATATCAGACCCTATAGTTGTTCCAGACCCATTTAAAATCAAAATATTTTTTGATGTAATTGCATCATTAATTTTAGTTTGAATATCAGTAGTAGTATCTGTCGATAAAAATAAATTTACACCATTAACTAAATAATAAAAATCATTAATTAATTTTGGGTAAAATCCTAAAACAAATCCTTGGGAATAAGGTTCATTTTGTTGTAATACAATTGTATTGTTTTGAATAACATATGGTGTATTTACTTGCCCATTAACCGGGTCATAGTTATTTACATAGTCAAAGTCGTTCCAAATATTTGACAAGATATCAACACCATTTTCTTTCCAATTTTTATATCGATACCATATCGACCCAAGTTTTGCAATCCATGGAAGTGGTAATGCGTGAACCCCTGAATATTTTTTTAGTGTTGTCGATATAAAATCATTCTTAACACTATTTGTCAAATCATTTAAAGTATATTTTTCTTTAGTAGTTGTAAAAGGTAAACTATTCAAAAATAAATAAGAAGCGGTTATATACGGATGGTCTGAACCATTTCTTTCATTTTCAATACCTTCTTGTATTGCATTAATAAAATATGGTGTATTAAGAATTGAAGTTGTTTGAGATAGTTTAAATTGTGAATTTGTACAAGTAATCTTACCTTCAGTAAAAACATAATCTTTAACTGTTCTACCGTTGTAAAATGTATATAAATTTAATGATGTTGACTCAGTATTAATTTTATTATTGTTAATTTTTAAATTAACAAGTGGTAAATTAGGTAAATTACTATTATACCCTAACCCAATCGCATCTTTTACATTATAATTTGCAATTTTTTTATTATTTTCATTATAAAATAATGATTTTCTTGTACTATATACAATCTCTCTTGTTAAATTCGACCCATTTTCTAAATTATTATTACACCAATTTAAATCAATAAATGGATATATGTCCAAAGAATTAGTTTTATAAGTATCATTTTTTATAGCGTCTTGTACTAATTTTGTAACATTAGATGTAACTAATTGAGTTTGTTCAGGTAAATCTTTATTTAAAATTTTAAAAGCGTTATTAACTTTATCAATTAAGTATTGTGTTGTAAGAAATCCATTTGAATATTTTGCATAACTTACTTGGAATGACGATAGTAAATCATTGTAAGATGTAACATTTCTGTATCCACCATTTTTAAGTACGTTAATAATTTCTCCACTATCATCTCTAAGACCCTCATTCATATTAGCAAACTCACTTTGACTCAAAAAAGGAATAATACTATTAAAACCTAAATTACCTGAAAATCCGTTTAGTGTTACAATCAATTCTAATCTTTCAATAATTTCAAAAAAGAAATCAGGTAAAACTAAATTACTATATGGCGTGTTTGTTGGTATTGTGTCAAAACCTGAAATTAAATTTCTTAAAACAACATCTGTATTTTGTTTTGTTTGATAGGTATTTGGTGGAATTTCCCTCATAATAAATCCTTTCACATATTCCTCAACAAATTCTACTTCAGGCCAAGCTTCATAATCATTACCTCCTGTTTGATTTATATAGTTTGGGTCACCAGGGTATTGTATTTCAAATTTTTCAATACCATCAATAGTTTTACCAACAACATATTGAGGCCATGGATAAACAGGTGAATCTTCATTAGGTTTTTTATCAAAACCAGTTATACTTTGTTGTCTTTTTAAATTTCTTCTTTCATTAAACGCCTTAGCATGCACATCTTCTAATAATAACAAATACGCTTCAGCTGATGCAACAAGTACTCCAATAATATTTCTAATTGTTGGTTGAAATCCAATTCCTTTAGATGATTTTAATATTTGTAACAATTGGTCAGAAAGGGTAACTTCTAACTCTTCTTTATAAGAATTTAATTTTGTTTTAATTTTTTGTATGTAAGTTGTAAACCCATTCTTACCTTCAACAGTTAAAAAGGGCGGTATACCTCTATCTTTTAAAATAAAAATATTTTGTATATCTGTTTGTAAATCAGCAACTTGAGTTGCCGTAACACTTGACCCACCAACTCGTTTTAATATAGTTTTTTCATATTCAAAATTAGATAAATTTAAAGTTGGCTTTAAGGAATTTAATATATCTTCACTTTTAATTGGGATACTATATAATCCTCCAGTATCCCCAAACGTTATATTCTTATTAAGAATTCCAACTTTTGTTTCAACAATTGTTTTTAACTCACTATAATTATCGGAAGCAGTTGATGCTGAAAGATAAGAATAAACATTAATATTTGACGTATCTTGTTTTACAACAAAAGGTTTAGATAAATTAAGATAATTATTAAACCAAGATTTACTATTTAAAAAAACGTCAGAATATAACTCATCTAAAACTTTTAAATATTTTTCATAATCAGTTAAAGGATTTAAAGATACTTGTCCTAATTCTTCTAAACTAGAATTTATAAAATTTTCTAAACGAGTGATTAACGATTGAACCGTTAATTCTGGAAAATCTTCAGGTAATAAACCTTTAGATTTGTATTTTTTATAAACCTCAACAATTTTATCATATCCTAAAAATGTTTTAGATGTTGTAGAATTTTGAGTAATAGTATTATTTACAAGAGTTCCTAAACTATTAAAATTATCAATTCTATTTGTTTCATACATTTGAGGAACAGCATACAAATCAGTCATAAACAAATCTCTTAATACTGAAAACGTAAATGATTTAAGAGTTAATGTTATTTCAAAATTACCTGTTGATGAATTAAATGCTCCGTGAAATTTATCAAGTACTAATTGATATCTTATTGCTTTACCATACCATCCTTTTAATGTTAGATAAAAAACAGGATATGGTAAGTTAAAAAATGCTGAGTAAATTGAATCGTTACCACTTTCAAATAAAGCACGACCTCTAACGTCTTCTAAATTTATCGTAAATTGAGCAACATAAGGTTGAGTTACTTTATAACTAATTTGAGTAATACCCAATAACTCACCATTTATTTCATCAGCCTTTCTAGCTTGTGATTGTAATTCAGTCCACTTAGTAGTTAAAAAATCTTCACCAGTTGGTTTTAAAAAATTAATTTTACCAAGGCCTAATGTTCTAAGTTGTTTATCACCACCCCCAACAATTAATTTACTTCTTGGTTGTAAATTACATTCTAAATTAGCATACATTACTAATTCTTCTTGAGCAATGTATCTATTATCTACCTGACCATTAGGTAAATCAACTTTATTAGGGTCAACTATAAAAATATTTTGATAGTCATTTTCAATATGTATGTTACCTGCCATAATAGAAAAACTGCTGCTCTAATGCACCTTTATAATCTAATAATGAATTAATCAAAGGGAATGGTATTGTTAAAATCGCATTATTAGGAATATTAATTTCAGAACCACCATATTTACTATTTGCTTGTAAAATTAACCATCCAAAAAAAGGAGTGCCGTAATATAATTGTGAAATCTTATCTAATCTTGATTGTCCAATTATATATATGTGTTTTTTATCAGTAGATTTAGATTGTAAGTTAACATATGGTACAACTGTTTGTTGACCATTAA